TACTGACTGCACTTCTTACACCGCTCTGGCTCTCAATCGAATGCCCAAGCTCATGAAGAAATATTTCAAGCCAAGATGCCTCGCCACCATAAAGCTCATCTGGCTTCCTAATGCTAATTCTTCGGTCTTTTTTAGACGTTGTCATACTGTACTGACCACGAGATTCGCTACGCCCAGCAAGAAGTGTGTCAAAAGCATCAACCAAATGAGGAAAAATCTTTTCGATTTGTTCATTGGTGATTTGTGGTTTGCCCCCAGCTAGTCCGATTTGAACAAGCGAAGCAATTTCCCGACCTTGTGGGTCGAGACGTTTAACTGCTTTTGGAAGGGTTTTGTAAACACGCTGAATGTAGCCATATTCAGGCTCAGTCATCTTTGTCAGGCGGGATATCAGGTCTGCAGCACGTGTTTGCTGCACCCGTGGTTCAGTGAAGTCTACTTGGCTAATAACCCTTTCGAGGTCACGGTCTTCATTTACGCCTTCGGGAGGTCGAAGAAGTGGTCTGGAAGGTTCGCCTCCAGCTCGCTGTCCATCTCCTGTTCGGGATACGCCAGAGCCAGATAGGTTTCCTGCGTTGGCGACAATCCCAGCTTGTTCAGCTGTTGCAGAATTGGGTCGTTGTCCTTCCCATGCTGCTCTGTTAATGCCCCCTGCTGCATCGAATACCTCCTGTCTAACTTGGTCTATAGTTATATCATTTGCGTCATATCTTTTCCAGATATTCGCTATGGTTTCTTGGTTTTTCTTCTGCCCTTTGTAAGCGGGCGTAAACAAGCCTCTGACGGCTTCCCAAGTGATTGACTGCATCTCTCTAGGTAATACACCAGCTTCTGCCGCTGCAGCGCGATATGCGTCTGCGTAGAGGCCATAAGCACCAACAGCACCAGTAATTCCTGATTTACCGCCAGCTTTGAAGTTTTCTGCCACTTCTTGGTGATTTCCTGAGAATGGGCGTAGATGACCAGCTGCTACTGCATGAGTATCGATGGTGACATCGCCTTGGTCAGACATCGGGCTGAGAATGTTGTTATAAAAACTGCGAACCTTATGCATCATGCCCAACTGGACATCGATGTTTTCACGTGCGCCATTTTCAATGATTTCGACAGCTTTTTGAATGTCACCGAAGCCATTCCAAGCCGTACCTGACTTTTCACCTTTGACTGTGCGTTGAAAATCAATCAGCTCGCCTTCAGGTGTAATGACACGATGCCCACGTTCTGGGTTATTTATCTCATCGTAGAACCGGATGAACACTGCCTTTTCGTAAGTGCTTAAATCCTGAAACTGTGCGCCATTGATGATTTTCAATGTAGAATTGAGAACCTTTCTTGGCGCAGGGTTCTGTTTCTTAATCATACGCCGGAAAGCAGTAGCCATTTCTTTTGTAAATAAGTCTGTTGGCTTAATTTTGGTATAAGCATCGATGGTTCTGATGCCCAAGTCATAGTTCATATACCAGTCTTTTTGAGGTGATAATGACGCCATGACGCCAGCCACTTGATGAAGGGCTAGACCATATTTGTCTGCTGCCTGTTGGCTTAGGCGGTTTGCACCAACATACCACTGCTTCGCTCTTGCACGATATTCTGGGCTAACGCTGTTATAAAGGTGCAGTAAGTTGTCTTTGATGTGGTCAATAAAGACTTGCTCATCCGTCCGGTTGTCACCTTTGCTCCGACCGCCTTTTATGCCCAGATAGTTCATGACTTTTGGCATTAGCTTCTCGCCTAATGACGAGTTCAATATGGCATCTGTGCCAATTTGCAAGCTCTGCTCAAGTGGGTTTTCAGTCGCTCCAACTGCTGTTGGGCGGCGTGGTGAAATCCGCATAGGGTCATTGTTAAACAGGCTTTCCATAGGCTGGTCAGCGTTGGTTTCAGTGTTTCTGCTTTGCTGCTGCTGTACTCTTTCGAGGTACGGGATTAAATGCCCTAGCACCCTGCCCCTGTTTTCAGCTAAATCAGCTGCACCATTGATGATACGCTCAGCTGCCTGAACTGGGTTACGGCCCAAATCACGCTTGAGGTCGAGAAGAGCATCTTCCACCAAATTCTTATCATCTTGGCTTAGAGTTTCATCAGCTGCTGCCTGTTGGCGAAGAGTATCGATGCGCTGACGGTTGTCTAGAATACCCTGCTGTCTACGGGCCATATCCAGTGGTGAAACCTGTGGAACGCCCCCTGGAATTTGCTGAGAATTATTGTTTGTATTCTGTTGGTTAGGTGTTACGCCGCCCTGCTTTTGTATTTCTTCGAGTATTCTAGCACTTACATTCGAGATATTATCGACACGCTGATTAAAGCCTTTCACACTGCGAATAAGCTGCTCAAGCTGCTCTTTGATGTCCTGATGCTCAGGCATTTGAAGCATACGCTCTGCAACGGCAACTTGCTGTTGGCGGTCTAATCCAGTGTCCTTGTTAATCATACCAGCTGGAGATTTTTCATTGGTAATCGGACGATTAGCGTCAAAGTCCTGCCGGTTTAAAGTTTCCTGCAGAACGCTACGTTCTTGCCGTGCTTGGTTCTGTTCGTCAATAGCAGTGCGAACTGATGGGGACGCTGCTTCACGAACACCAGTGTTATCTCTGTTCTGCCGGATGAAGTTGGCAACATTACTACGTTTGCCTGTCACTGCATCGATGGCTCTGCCACCAATAGCTGCTGCACCCAGTGCGATTGGGCCAGCTGGCCCTGCGCCAGCAAATGCACCGCCATATAGGGCAGTCTTGCCAGCTCCTTCGATAATCTTCTTGGTTGCGTAACCTTCGCCAAATGAAAGAGGATTAATCTTGTCAGTAAAGCGGGAAATGCCGCCTTTTAGACCTTGATTATGAAGCGTGGTAAGTTCGTTGCTTTCACGCATCAAAGCCAGCATTCTCTGGCCTTCAGCCGTACCGCCGACCAGCTGTTCTACAGCCGTATATTCTTCAGTGGTGACAATACCTTTTGTTTTGTTTCTAGCGTTGCGTAATGCGCTTTTCGCTAGGTTTTTAAGTCTTTTTGTTTCTTCGGTATCATTCTTGGTATCGTGGGTTAGCTCTTTTTTGAGAGCTTTCTGTTCTGTGCTGATTTCGTCCGAAATATTAACGTGAGCTTGGTCTACCAGCGCACGTGCGCCTTTGACATCCATCGCCTGAGATACATTGTCGGTCTTAAAGCCATTATTTTTGGCTGTGGCATCCAAGCGTCTGGCTAGGTTACCAGCTGCCTCAACATCTTCAGGGGCTGTCTGACCACCGGCTGTAATAACTTCTGTACCTGTTCGAAGGCCAGTACCAGCACCGAAACCACCAACTGCGCCAGCTAATGCTTGGTCTCCGGCCTCTGCTGCATCGAAACCAGTTTTAGTGCCGACTGTCTCGCCAGCGTATTGAAGTGGGTTTTGGATGGCTTCAGTACCGGACTCTTTGACGCCAGCTCCAACGATACGTTGAGCCACGTTTCCAGCATTTTGTCCGAACACACCCTTTGCACCAAAGCGTTCAGCTCCAGCAATTCCCATAGCTGTAACTGCAGCATATGCCAAATCTTCTGGTGTTACCTGAGTGCGACCATCGTTTTCAGCTCGTTTTTCCGCGATTGGAGACAAGTAACTAGCAAAGTAAGCTGGAGTACTAAGCATTACAGCTGCCATATCAGGTAGACTGGTTACAGCCGCCTCACCCATAAATGCCAATACGTTAGCTGCTGATGGGTTTGCTTTGACCTCATTCCAAGGTGTCAAAGGCTGGTAGTTTAGAGCTTCCCTGTTCTTTGCGAGGTAATCTGCTGCTTTTTCAAAAGTAGCCCCACCATCAAAACCAGCGATAAGGTTTTCGCCTGTGCTGTTTTTATCCTCAGCAATCGTGGTGTCACCAAGATTTGCCCAGTCGATGCCATAAAAACCATCTGGATTTTCTGGAACTACAATACGAGCGTTTTCCATGCCAGTAACTGCTTTGGTAACGGTAGGAAGTAAATTAGTCAGGCCCTCGCCAATAGCGTAAACCCTGTCCATCATTCCTGTGCCAAGGTTTTCGGCTACATTTCTGTCCTGAGCCGGTGCAGCTGTTTGTTGCTGCCTTTGGTTTTGTATCATCTGAGCGATACGGGACGCAGCCTGAGTGTCTCCTGCAGCATCTGCATTACGCAGTGCTTGCATTAGCTGGTTCATGTCCATGCCATGCTCCTATGATTTAGGGATTTAGGTATTTTCGCACTAACGCTTCATCGTCAGGGTTTGCTTGCGGTGCGCTGCTGCTGCCAGACAGATTTAACTGACTAGCTGGCGGGTAAGGATGGTTGCCCTCACCGTGAATAATGTTGTTATAGACATGAATGAGGTTAATCAGGTTTTCTCTGAGTTCGACTGGGTTGTTAGTTTGGTCGAGATTGCCAAACGCAGCGTTCAGCTGCTCAAGTTCGAAGTTTGAGACCTGACCAAGTGCGCCGCCTGTTGGTGACGCTTCACGCATCGCCTGAAGCTTGTCGAAACCGGCGTTGCCTTTAATTGTGGTTAGAAGGTTACCAAGCGTCTTGGCCTTGCTATTAGGCATACCGCTAAGCAAACCAGCCCAGCCAGTTGCGCCGGTGAAATAATTATTTAAAGCACCATCATCCGCAATATCGTTCTGGATGATTTCCAAAGCTCTAGCACCGGCATCATTTACGATATCAGATGATGCCTGTTTGGTTGAGTTGCTACCAGTGCCTGAGCCTTTACCTTTACCAGCGTTCATCGCTTTCTGGGCTTGTGCTTCACGTAGCTTGGCTAAAACTGCTGAATTGTAATCTAAGTTTTCATAGGCACGATTAGCGTCTTGGATTGCGCCAAACTCATCTGTTGCTGCTTGTAGAGCATTTAGACCGCCTTTGGCTGAACCACCTATCATTTTACCACCAATACGCATCAGTGCTTCATTTGTGCCGATTTGACGGCTAGGTGGTGGCGGTACGTTCATTGGAGCTGCTGAGCGTCTATTTTGACTACTATTGGGAATTGCCATGTAAGGGGCTGAGCCGCTTAGTGCGCCTCTATTTTGGCTAGGTGGATTTGGCTCACTCAGGATGCCGTTGACGCTGCTTGGCGTAACTCCGAAAGCGTTTTCTGGGATATACCCGTATTGGCTCATGTAATAACCGATTAGGTCAGAGCCAAAATCCTGCTGTTTATTCATCATCCAAACCCCCGATAAACTTGCGGTTCATATTGGTTGTAAGGGCCGGTGTAAGCTGTTTGAGCTGGTGGTGCAGTGGCAGCGGAGTTTCCTCCGGTGAAGAAATCAGTCACCATCGGCCCATATTGACCGCCAAAACCATAACCAGCTTTCATGCCGCCAAGGGTTGCTGTAAGTGGGTCAACGCTGTTTACTGGAACTTCACCTACTGATTGAGGAGCATTATTCAGGATACCGGCGTTATATTTAATTTGCTGGTCTAGAGCAAAATCACGGCTACCATCAAAATTAGCTCTGGCGTCATTCATGAAACCCTGCTCATCGCCTCTTCTAATCTCACCTACATTCATAAGCTGTCCTGCCCCAGCGTTAGCTTGGCCCATACCGTATAGGTTAGCTAAGTTAGCGTTTGCGCCAGTCATGTTATCCAGCTGGCCTTGTTGGGCTAACATTGAGCGATTGATAAGACTGTCTTGAATGTTTGCTGATGTGTCTGCCTGTCTATCCAGATAACCACGCTCAAGGATTGCTTCACGAACACCCCGTCTGCTGGAATTTGTATTACCTGTCATTGACGAAGAAAGGCCAGTTTGAGGCAACTGGTTTTCCATAAGGTTGCGATAGTCATTCCGCATCGCATTTCTTAGGAGAGGCTCTGAATTAGCTGAAGCGTAGTTGATTGCGTTACCCAGCATATCGCCAGACGCTTTGTTATAAAGGTCAGCGTAATTATTTGCGAACCCACGGCCTGTGTTCATAAAGTTAGTAGCGTCAGCTGCGCCAGCTCTACCCGTGCCTTCCATAGAACCGAGAGCATCGGTCATAGTAGGGTTTATCCCTGCATAGGTTGGCCCACCGTAATATCCTGTGTCTAAGGAGTTATTAAGGGCATCAGTGCCACCTTGGTACATTCCAGAGATATATGGTTTTGCTAGGTTAAACCCAGCCATTTGGGCATCAATAGCTGCTTGGTTTGCCCTTCGCTGGTCTTTGGCTGACTTATTCGCCATGACGCCGCCAAGTACGGCCCCTGCAATTTGTCCCCACATAGGTTTAATTCCTCTTTATCATTTATACATCGACCCAAGTCGTTCCATTGAACAAGACAAGACCCTCTGAGCTGTCGCCCAAGGCATCCCATGGGGCAATGTTGTATTTGAGCATCCCTTTGATGGGGTTTGCTGGTGGTTGGTCAAGCACCTCAACCCCTGCGACTGCAAGTGAGCGGATTGACGCTTCTAACCGTTGTAATTCGTCTTGAAGGTACTTCTGGAAGCCATCTTGAAGCACTGGGGGCTTTCCCCTGCTGTAACCAGTAATGACGACATTATTCTTATCATTGACTGCCATTACACTCTTCCTGTCGTGGTTACATCCAAGTCAAAACCAGACAGCTCGAAATCAGCATAGTCATCAGCTGCTTTACTGAATTTGTAACTGAGGTATCGCCCAGACGCCCTACTATCTACTTTGTAATCTGTTGAGATGTCGAAAGTGGCTGTAGTGCTATAGGTCGGCGTGTTGTTAGGTAAATCTGATGCACCAAATTCGATTGTGAGCGTGGTGTTGGAGCTGTTTAAGGTTGAAACCTGTGGCAGCATACGAGTGACCACTTTGTAGCCATCCAGTGGTTCACGGATTTCATCTAAATCTATGCCAATGCGTTCAACAAATGGGGGCTTCGTAGCTTCTGGGTCAACGTTAAACGCCATGCTGCCTTGGTCAGACAAATCCAGACCATATAGTTTTGAGCTGCTTATTCCGTTACCACTATCTGCATTACCAACCATAATTGTATGACGGTTTTTGCTGTCCTCTTGGTCATAATAAGAACCGCCAATATTATCGTATGTCCCAGTGGCTGCAGCGTATGTGCTTACTGTGTCAACGTTAGCTGTTGTTCCAGCTGATACGTTGGGGAGGTCATAAAAGCTCCAGCTGTTGTTGCGGATATTGAAAACAGCTGCTCGATTGCATCTTGCCGTATCTGGATAACCTACAAGGCTATCCCCAGATTTGTAACAAAACATGATTTCATCCAGCACCTTGTTATGCTGCACAAAACACCTGTCAGCGTCTGCCACATTAAGTCCGGTATAAATGAAATTACGTGTTTTCTCATCGCAGATGCTGACCTTAGTTGTGCCATCGGTCACAAAGATATCGTGCGTTCCAAAAACATAATGCTTTGAGTCGGCCTCAACTATACAGTTCTGATTGATTACACCTTCATCGCTGAATAGTTTTCGGAAATTGAAAATGAAAGTACCACCGACAAATTCAACCAGAACAGCCTCAGTCGAGCTGTAAATTATAAAGTTTGTACCCAGCTGCGCACCGTCCACGATTGGCGTTTGCATTTGCACTAAATCCACAAATCCAGCTGATTTCTGGGTATCGTTTTCATCCCAACTATCTGGAATGGCGTTGGCTGATACAAGGTTAGAGAACCGCACACGGTTGGGGTAATTGACTACGCCTTCGGTGACGTTTAGTGCCAGCATGAAATCGCCATTGGGGCGTAATGCAGATGTTCGCCATGTGCTATCCCAGTTTGTCAGGTCAGCAAAATTTGTTCCCGCTCCTATTCTAAATACCGGCACACGGTCTGGCCTATTTATGTAGGTAACGTCTGCTAATGAAGAGATAGTGAAAGCACGTGGGTCTGTAGCACCTGAGATTGCACCAGTTCTGTCTAATACTGTGCCGTTGGCGTATTCTTTAATGACATAATCGTCTGACACCATCAGCACGGTATCAAAGCCTGAGTCAGGTACGATGCCAAAAGCAGCTCTTGGGTCAAACCCCAAGCTGTCTTTGATGTTTCTGAAAACAGGTGAACGCCTTACTTTTCCCTCATCAAACCTGACATTATTACCTGATGTAAAACCGGTAATTGGTAGATTGTATGGGTTTGGGTCTGTTAGTACGCCGGTACTGCCTAAATTACGGATGGGGAGCGTGGTTGCTGCCATTTGATACCCCCTTTATTTAGGCTGGTTGTGTAACGGAACTGAGGCTAGTCGGGTCGCCTGAGAGCATCGTAGAACCCTTGTCTGAAGCACTGGGCGATACCATGCGCCACTGGTAAAACCTGTGGTTGCTGTTGATGTTATTCGTTCCAAAGCTGATGATGCCGGCGTTTAGGCTAGAGCTAGTCTGAGTAATGCTGGCTATCGAACCGTCTGAGTTAAACACAAGGCTGTAGCTTCTGCTTCCACCGGCACTGCTGCTATAACCAGCAGACCAACCAAATACGACATCATTGACTGCTGATACGCTTG